GGACATTGTGTTTGTCTCCTCTTGTGGTTCGGTCGCTGCAACCTCTGTAATCATAGCGCCCTTGAACGCAGGTGCCGTGACTAGCGACAACTCTACCCAGTTCGCCTTCTTGATGACCATCGTGCCGTTGTCGTCGTAGGAAGCGTCGATTACGTCAACGCCTACCGATACCGAGTCCACGGCTTCGTCTTTGATGAGCTCGAGCATGTCGTTACCCTCGGATGTGGCGCTGATTCGGGCCGTGAACAGCATGCCTTCCTCGGAGTCCAAGCGCCCGGTGACTACGCCTACCGGCTGTTCGGAGTCGTGGTACTTGAGCAGCTTGGGCTTCTTGCCAGTGATGGGGAGTGATCCGCGCTCAAACTTGACGCGAGTACCGTCGCTGACCGTTGCTTCAGTGTTCCAAGGTACGGCAACACCGCTGATCGAACGTGGCGACTGGCCATCTTCAGCCAGGACGAATGTGTTTTGTGCAGTTAGGCGAATCATGAGTCCTCGTTTTCTGTTTCGGCTGGTTGCCTCCGAGTCGGTGCAGCGTTGTCCGACTCGGAGGACATTTCTGCTTCCTCCAGATAACTATCTACGTCCAAATAAATGTATCGACCGCGTGGCGTGATGTTGTTCATGCTGAGCGTCTGCTCGATGCAGTCAATGAATGGCTTAGCGCCGAATAGGTACAAGTCTTGGCGTGCTTGCTGTGCGTTTTGGTACGTCATGCCTGAGCCTGACGGTGCACCAACCAAGTACGGCGGAATGTTGGCGATGCGTGCCATTTCAAGCGCCTGATACGTGCGTGCCTCGGTCAGCTGAAGCTTGCTCGGATCCATGTACGACTCTTTCCAGTCCACGTATTGATTCAACGCAGCAATGGCGTTGTTGTTTCGTGCAGCTGCAAAGCCTGCAGCCAAGTCGCTTAGTTCCTCGGCGCTTAATGGCTCGCCCTCAGTTTGTTTCAGCACACCGGCAGGTGTCTGGTTCTTGGCAAAGCGCTCTGCACTGGTGTCAAGGTTGATGTTGGTGCGAATTGATCGAGCACCCATTGTGAGCAAGCCTTGAATTGGGCTAAGGAACTGCACTACGTCGTTGGGGTCAAGCTTGTAGCCGTTAAAGTACACCTCTTTGCTCGGGCCGAACCATTGGGGGCCAGCCTGGTCGCGTGTCTGTACGTTGTCGGCTGGAATCCACGTAAACGTGGCTGGGAAGCCGTTGCCGAATCGGCTGGTCACAATCCAGAACGCACGACCGTAAAACAGCAAATCATCGGTAGTCCATGACATGATGAAGTTGCGTGTCACGTTCGGGTCGGGCTGATGGAACCACGTGTCATCGGGCAGGTCAAGTTCCTCGTAGTCGTCATCCATCCACTGCTTCGCGTACTGATGGATTTCTAGGCAGCCAACCATGGAGCAGATCAGGTCACGTGCGCGGCTGATGGTGGGAATCTGGATGGCTGCCGACCGATTGAAATCGGTCGTGTAGGTCATGAAGTTGCCGACCAGCGGATTGCCGGCAGCGCCAGCTGCACCAATCTGTGCGTTTGTGTTGTTAGCGACTGCGCGCTTCAGTGAGAATGCCATCGTGGCAACAGTCTAGGCACTCGATGCAATCATGGGTCGGTTGATCATCGGTCGTGGCTTGCTCATCATCCCAACAGCCCACACCAGACAGCGAGCCAACTCAATCGGCCCAGACGACTTCTGTGATGACAACGCAATAGCGCCTGGAGTCTTAACAGCGACAGCTCTACCGACATGTTCAGCCAGCATCGTCTCGCCGGTGTGCGCAACGCGGCCCTCATTAATCAGGTTCTTGACCATTGACGTGTAACGGCCAATCTCTTGATAGCCGACCAGCACCCTGCGACGTTGCAGATCGGAGGGGCAGTTGGTGTCCAGTGTTGGCGTGATAGCAACTTGCAAGCCTGAGTTGGAAAGCAACTGGGCACGAATGTTATCCCACACTTGTGTCACTGTTTCGCACATGAACGCGACAGTCGCAGTCAGGATCCCAGCAGTGTTCGCGTTCACTCTGACAGCCACATACCTGCCATCGTCGAGCGATACTTCTACGGCGAGTACGCCACCGGGCAACGGTGGCAAATCGGTGCGCAACGATTCCCACTTGCCGGGCGGCAGCCACGACAACTCTGACTGCACCCATAGGTTCACGCTAGATCGAAGGAAGCCAGCACGGTTCGGGCCTTTAGATTCAGCCTGCACAGTACGGATGTCAAGCGTGTGTCCGAGCGCAGGGTTCGCGTACTCCCAAGCGGCTTCGCTCATCGGGTCTAGTTCTGGTGGTGGGCTGTACTCAGCCAAATACACAGAATTCGTGACCTCGCCCGAGTCAATGGCACGGATGCCTTGCTCACGCCAACGCAACATCGCAATGGAGTCCTCGGTACCGGCTGTGCTCCACATCGAGCACAACGGATTAGGTCGCGCGCGCTGAGTCGGCAGCAGGCCAATGTCAAGCGTCTCTGAATCAATGCCGAACACTTCGTCCGCAATGATGAGATCCACCGACATACCGTGACCGCTTGAGGGCCGAGCAGCTTTGACATGCCACTTGGAGTCACCAACCTTGATGCTGTTACGACCATAAGCCCACACAGCTTTGACACCGAACTTGGCTTCAATAATCGGCGCTAAATCTTGAAATAGGGCAGTCGCTAGATCAAGCCGGTGCGCAGTAGTCAGAATCGTTTGGGGGCCGACCTCAAGCGAGTACTTACACAACCACCATGACAGCAGGCTTTTGAGCGCTACTGTCTTTCCGTTTTGTCTGGCGACACTGACAAGAGAAACGTGGTTAAGGAACTGCCCTTGAGCATCGACGGCAAGCTGACCGTTGAGAACATGCCTCTGCCACGGCATGAGCTCCACTCCGAGAATACGCTGAGCCCAATCTGCAACTTCTGGGCCGTACGACCCGGCTGCGTCCGTGATGATCGTTTCAATTCGCGGCAGGTCATGACCTTTCCCTTTCCGTTCAATCACTTTCCCTTGGGATAAAGAAAGAGATGGGCGCGGGGGCAGTTGCTTTGTATCATCCAAAAAATTCTTGCGTGATTTTGTTGGCTTGCGTTTTTGAGTGGGTGCCTGGGTTCTGGCTCCGGGTCGGGCGGCTTGACGTGCTCGACCTTTGGCTGCTTTGTAATTGGCTCCGCGTCGTGCATTGCATGGCTTGCATGAGGGAACCAAGTTGTCTGATGTGTCAGCGCCTCCACGGTCGTGCTCGATCAAGTGATCTGCCTCAGTGGCCTGCCGTTTCTTGCACCAGTGGCACCGGGGTTTGTCTGCGAGTAGCTCCCTACGTGCTTTGAGGTAGGCGGCGTTTGATGTGCGCTTAGGCATGGGGGTTTTGCTGACGCGCTTCGCTTGTCCTAGCGCCCTCGCGTTGCTCGGTTGCTATCAGTCGCTCATAGCAGAGGTAGCACACTGGCCCGGCTTCGGTGACTTGATCACCGTATTTGGTTGAGAGGTTTTGTTCTCCGCACTCCCGGCAGGTTCCTATGTCGTTCACTGGTGTGTAGCTGCATTTGATTGTCATGCTGTCAGGCTAGTTAGGCACAGTGCCCCCGGGCACCATCCCGACCGTTGGTTAAGCACGGTTCACACTCGCCACACGATGAATCTGATCGCATGGACTGCCCTGCCCTTCTGATGGGCGAACTGATGATGATGAGTCACCGAGGATTTGCACCTGCATCAGGTCACGCGGCCTGAACGCACCAATGTGATTGGCGTACTTCAGTTTTTCCAAGCTGTGATTACAGCCGAAGCCTCCTGCTTGGATAGTTCGTCAAACTTAACGACCTCACGATTGAGCACATTGCCAATCTCACGCATGATTTGACTGCCAGGCGTGTAACCACGTGTCCTGCCCAATGCTCGAATCATGCCAATCTGCTTTTCGGACGCTTTGCCTGGGCCTGCCTTCATAGGCACCACATTGGTTTGTGGCTCGCCTGTAAATGGGTCTGGGATAGGTTCGCCATCGGGGTAACGCGCTACTTCCGTGCGTGGCTCTTGCCGGGCTAACACTTCTTGCTTGCTAGCCATCTTGTGATCAATGCCGAAGCCCATCATGCCCAATGCTCGACCTAGGGCCGATGTGCTGGCGTTCATTTGTTCGCTGTCGCGTGTGTATGGCGTTGTGCCTGGGAATGGTTCCCAGCAGAACGCAATCGTGGGTAGTTGATCGTCTTTGTCTCGCCATACGGTGCAGCGAATCTCAATGTAAAGCTTGTCGTTCACTTCACGGAACGTGGGTTGTGATTCTTGGATGCGCAGGTCGGGGTACTTCTCTAGCGCCATGCGTAGGCGTGTTGGTACATCAACGTAGTTGTCCAGATTGAAGCTCATTTGCTGCCTTTCGTCTTGAAGCCTGATGCCTGTTGCTCGAGCAGGCACATGAGTTCGTACCATTCGGCTACGGGCATCACTGCCATCCATTCGCCCACGTCCGTGATACCAGGCCGCTTGGCAACGATGACACCTGTCCACGCATTTGCGTTCGTGATCTGTGTCCGTAGTTGCTCAAAGTAGCCATGCCATGAGTGCGCTTTGCGGTCTTTGACCTCAATGACGATGCCAGGCCAGCCGGCAACGTCACCACGGTCTTTGTGTGTACCTGCTTGTATACGGTCAGCATTGATGCCACGCTCACGCAGCCACTTAACGACAGCCAGTTCGGCTGCATGACCTTTACGCTTCTGGGGACTGGTCACGGTAAATACCCATGTCTCCTACCACGTGTAATGGGGCATCGAGCAGCTGATCACGTGCATCAGCCATGTGCAGACAGTTCAGGTAGCCAATCGCATCCACTAGCGAATCTTCGTGCATCTTTTCCTCGTCAAGTGATTTCATCAGCCGGGCAAGTTTGACGCATACCATGAACATGATGGCTTCTTGCACGGTGAGGTTGTGCTTGAAGTTGGTGAGACTGCCGAACAGTCGGCGTACTCGCGTGTAGTCGCTGAACGGATGACCGTATTGGGCCATGCGATCGCCTTTGGTGAGTTGCCATGCTCGATACGCGGCATCGCCCGGGTCAATGTTGCTGCTTGCCATTTTTGTCCTCCATGGTTTTTGCAAGATACCAAACGCATCCCACAAGGTATGCAGTCAGTATGCCTGCCACAATGTAATCAGCCCACGACATTGTCATAGGTGCTCCAGTTTTGCCAGCCGTAGTTTGTTGCAATGTGCCAGGCCACCCACATGTTTGTCAGTGGGTCAAACAGCTCTGCACAGTCATCGATCATGCCCTTGGCCTGCAAATAGCCCTCAGGCCAGTATTTGTTCGGTTGGCACCACGATGGCGTGTGAATTTGCATTAGCCCAAAGCTCTGCCCATTGTCCCCAATGGCGTTGGGCAGGCAGCCAGACTCGAGCTCAGCCACCTGTAGCGCCAGCCATAGGTCATCAAGCACGAAGCCTGCACGTAGGGCTGTGTCAGCCCATTCTTGGCAGCCTGGGCCTGTGTATGGGGGCATGGTCGTAACGACGCTCTTATCGCTTCCTGACGCGTCTGCTGGGCTGTCCAAGCCCACCGTGCCCGTAAAGGGAGCCGTGTGCACGGTGGACTCGGACACCAGACCCATGGTGTCTGTCGCAGGATCTGTGGTTGCCAGCAGGGTCACACCAAATAGCCCAGACAATGCCAGGGCGATTACACCGATGAGGTTCATGCGACGCTCGGATGTTCTGGGTCGATGCGTGGCTGATGGGTCAGCTTTGATGGTTCGCTCCAATCCTCGTCAGCGTTGAATCGGTAACGCAGCTGGGCCTTCACGACCTCGCCTTCAGCGTTCCTGAACACTACCAAGTGGAATTGTTGCGCTGTCTCTGCACAAAGCCCGGTGAGGACTTCGTAGGTAATCAGGTTGTGTGTCATGTTTAGGCCCCTCCAGAAGCCTGTTTTGACCTTAGCGCCTTTTGCGTCGCTTGTGGGGGATTTGCAATCTTTCCACTTTTTGCACCATTCCCCACGGTATTAGTAGCACGTTGTCCACGCCTTGGTCGGTCGTACTTGTCTGAATTAGTACGCAATGACGCTTGTGCCTAATCAGCGTGCCGATGGATACGCACACGCAGGGCGAGTCATCGATGTCTGACAGTTCGTGCCATTCGTTGTTGTCCAGGCTGTGCGCGTCATGCCACGTGACGCGAACTACTTGCCTGTCTAGTCGAGCCATACCACGTACTCCGCTGCCACACGGCCTTTGTCTGGATCAACGAAGTGCAGCCGTTGGCTTGGTATGCCGGTCGCTGCCACAAACTCGCGTGCGTATTCGTTGTGCGATTCAGGCGACCCGGTCACGAATATGCGTCCGCCATTGCTCATGGTCAGGCTCATGGGCGTATGCCAGTGGCCCATGTAGCAATCGTCAAAGTGCTCAATGACTCCACCGGCCCAGGCGTTCACCTTCCTTAGTATCCCGAACGCTGGTGTATTCCCCCCAAACGACTTCACTTCGTCTCCATGCACGAGCAGGGCCGTGTAGTTGCCAATCTTTACGATTTGGTACCAAGCGTCAGAACTTTGCCAATCTTTGACTAGGTGCCCGACCTTGCTGCGTGCAATCTCGTAGCTGATTCGGTCGATGTTGTCACCTTTTGGCATTTCGCCGTAGCGACCGATACGACCGTGGTTACCGTATTCGCATACGACGCGCACTGACTCAAAGTTGTTAGCGAGAGTGCTAACAGTTTTGCTAATTAGTCTTGACACCTCAAATAGTTGCTCATAGAGGTAACTATCTACTTCGTAAGATTGCCCTGGGAATATGCCCATGCCTTCCACCCTGTCACCGCCGAGCAATAACACGGCTTCGCGTACTGGGTGGTGCTTGCGCTGGATGTCCGTGATGTGCAGCACTTTGTCAATAAAGCGATCAATGCGCTGACCACAAGTTTCCGAGCCGTAAGACACGCTCTTTTTGCCGAGCTGCCAATCAGTGCAATGAATGACCGCAACCTCGGGCTTGCCCTTGCGAGTGTCCTTTTTGGGTGGGCTGACCTTGACCGGTGGCGTGCCCAGGCTGGCATCTTTGGCGGCCTGATACACAGCCTGCACAAGCTCATCGTTCTTGACCTTGAGTTTGGCGTACTGCTGCTGAGAGCGCTTGAGCGCTTCACGCAGTTGCTCGAGCGTCTGCTCTTGGGCAATCTCGTTGCTAAGCGACATGCTTGTTCCTAAAACGTGCAATCAAATTTGCGTCAGCCTTGAAGCCATGTTTGGTGAGTAGCCCGGCTACGGCAGCACTGCTGTACTGCTGGTCGTAAATGACTTCGTACCATTCCTCGCCGTTGGGCTGAGCATCAAGCCAAATAGTTAGGTCTGCCAACCTATTTTGTTTGATTCTTATTTCGTCGCGTAACGCCATTGTCGTGATCCTCCAAGTGATTGTCTATCTTGCGTTCCACCCTAGTGAGAATCTTGCGCACGTACTGGTGATCATCAGCATTTTCTTTGCGTGCTCGCTCAATGAGTACAGCCGGTAGGACGGCTGCGCAGATGATGGCAATACCGCTAATCAGCGCTACGTAAATCTCGGTCGGCATGCAGGCTCACAAACTGCTGCACTTTCAAGGGTACTTTGTCCCCTACGTAATACCGAATGTGCCACGCCTCGCTTTGCAATTCCCAACAGAATCCGTACCAATCGCAGTTAGCGAGCATCCATTGGAGTCGATCACCGCTGGCGCTGCTTACGTCAACAGCAAGGCCCAGATTGTGCATTGATGTGCCGGGCGTAGCCATTGGTGCCATGCCAGGCTTCAGGTAGTACTTCTGGCCTTTGTAAACGCGCACAGACGTGCTTTGGATGGGTGCTGTGGTGTAGCGAGCTAGAAAACCTTTTTCTTGCGTCTCAAGGCTTCTGTACGTGTCTGCGACGCTTGTAGGCTTGAACGGCCTGATGCCGTCGGCGTGGGCTGCTTTACGTAATGCTTCCCATGCTTGCGCTGCCAATGGGTGCAACTGTCCGTAGGGCCGAATGGGCTTGAGCAGATATGCAGGTAACTTGCCAGGCTGTACGCCACGCAGGTCAGCCGGTAGCACTACTGGCTTGACTGGGTATTTCACTTGCGACCGTACCGACTGTCTTTAGTGTTTGCCCAGGCGTAGATCATTGGCAGCACTGCTGCGAGTCCGGTTTTTAGCGCGTTTTCTAGATCGTAGTTTCCGGTCATAAATACGGCGGCGCTTCCAGCGACGAAAGCTTTCAACCAATCTTCGAGTATTGGTGCCCACTTCATTTGCCCACCAATGCTGAGATTTCTGTTTCGGTCAATCCAAGATCAGCAAGTTTGGCAAGTGCTGACTCGCGTGCTTTGACGGTTTTTTGTTCTGCAGCTAGTTGTGCAGCAGCTTCACGTTGGGCAGTTTCAATAGCAGCAATTTCGTCGGTTGTTGCTTCGCGGATTGTGTCGTCAATTTGCACTTTGTAAGTCATAAGGTTCCTAACTGTTGGCGTATCCGTAGACGCGGATTGTTCCACCTGTCAATGTTCCAGACGATGGAATGATGGTAAACGCCGTGTATTGCGTTGTGTTGTTAACAAATCCACCAAACAACGTGCTCGTTGATCCGGTCAAAGTTACGCCAAATCCACCACTGATGTTTGTAAATTTTGCCAGATTTGGTGCCATCACGTTGACATTCATAAAAAGACTGTCAGTAGTGCCAACGCCGACCGCGGAGAAGTTAGCGGCATTGTTGTTTGACGCAGCACTTGCTGCCCCAGTTGAATAAGTAACTCGACTGTAACCCGTGTAATAGCCTGTGGTGGTTGCACCTAGTTGCAACGCCAAATCCACACTGGTGCTAGCCACACCGCCACTAATTGAAATCAAGTAATTGTCGTATGTGCTATTAAACGCGCTGGACACCGTGACGCTTGATACCGCTGAACCAATCGTTGTTGCACTAATCAACGCCAATGCGCCACTACCAAGGCTTACCCAATTTGCGCCGTCGTAATACTGAATTTGAGCAACACCAGTCAAGTTTTCGACGTAGCACAATTGGCCTTCCGCCAACACTTTCTCGCCCGAGCCACCAAATCCGGCATCTCGAGCAGTGGTGTCGGCAAACACTGGCACGCCAGTACGCGCCGACTGATTCATTTGATCTGCAGTCAATACCTGTGCAGCTGTAAATGTTGGAACAGTTGTCTGTGCGTTAGCGCCCATGATTACCTCATCCTAATACGTTTGTGCCGTCAAGTTGTCCGTACACCGCGTCATCCAAAATGAGCTGGAATACCACGGTGGTCGGGGCTGTGTAATACGTAATCCGATGACCGCTAGCGAAATTAATGCGGCCCTCAATGCCCTCAACGCTCAGTTCCGATGTCAAGCTCGATATGCCGGTCACATCCTTGGTAATCGTGATGGTGTCACCAATGTCCACAGTGGCAGCTAAGCCACGCTCCGCATCGGTCAGCAGCGCGAAATTGGTGCTTACAGCCGTGTACCTCGGTGCAGGTTCAGGCTCAAGCAAATAATCAGCCAGGTCATCAATCTCGCTCTGCTGGTGCAGCAGGCTATTCGTGATTGACTGCGACTGAATAAAATACGTGGCTTGGCTGCTCAAATCCTCAGCCGTAGCCGTCTTGCCATCCAACGCCTGCACGTAAGC